TTATGAGGACCGGGCATAAACAGGGTCCACGCAGTCACACCAGGCTTAAGCTCAATACGATGATATGAAGTAGCCCTGCAAATGCGAGCATGACCAGGCCCACGCCAATGCCGTGTTTCACCGACAAGGGCACCTGACGGACTAAAGTTAGGAATCCATTCATAATATCCACCTTTCAAAATGAGTGTAGCATAGGGCCAGGGATGATCGTGTACATCGTCTGGGTCACCTTTTAGGAATTTATGTAAGAATACGTTAAACGGAAAACGTTCGCGTTCTTTCAAAAAGAGATAGTACCGTTCGAGATACGGTTCATTATGCACACGATCATAGATGATACGTTTGCGTCCAAATCGTTCAAGCAGTTTCAGCAACATTGAATACCTCTTCTTCTAAGTATCTTTTTAATTCTTTGTCTGTGGGCTTGACAGTATAGTTCTGTTTGAAAAAGATTTCATAACTGTCACTTCCATATTTTCCTATGCCATATAACATTGTAGCATCAACGCCGTCCCAAGTTAAGAAATCGGCAGTCATTCTTTTGAGTCTTTGAAAACGGACGTTATACATACCTAATGGCCAAATTATTTCTTTAACATCATCAATGCTAGCAAGTAAAAATTTGTTAGGAGTAGGCCAACGATCTAAGAAAAGAGGCAGCACATACTTAACTGCCTTTCTTCCGGTTTGATTAAGCATAATTACAGCAACCATATGCTGCCATACTCGATGACGTTCGTTGGTTGCAGGCAATTGTTGTTGAACCATCAACTCGTCTAGCAACGGAGTAATCATCTTGGAGCAAAATCTTGTTGTAGTTTAATATTATCAAAAAACTCTTTTTTGGTGCTTTGATCATCTTTAAACGCACCTTTGAGCACAGTGGTCTGTGTTAGACTAGAGTGTGCCATAATGCCTCTGTTTTCACAGCAACCGTGTGTGGCTTGAATATAAACACCTACGTCTTTGGCTCCTGTGGCACGGGCGATCTCGCGAGCAATATCATTAGCAAGTTCCTCCTGGAGAGTACCACGTCTTGCACACCACTGTGCGATTCTTGTGTACTTAGAGAGTCCAATGAGCTTGGAAGCCGCAATAATACCAATATAGGCAACACCATTAACGGGCTGATGATGATGGCTACACATACTGCGAAGCTCACTGCGAACAACCAACATACCTTCGTAACGGTCCTCCGAATCATTTGGGAACGCTGTACAATCTGGGGCTTGTTCATATCTACCTGCCATTATTTCGTTAAAATACATCTTAGCCAATCTACGTGCTGTGCCATGACTGTTAGGATCAGTTTCACGATCAATTAACAGTCTATCTAGCACTAGTTCAAATGCTTCTGTGGCTTCGTCGATTAGTCGTTCTTTATCTCCTTCGTGTAAGAAGTCGCTGATGTTATCTCCAGCCCAAAAACGTTTACCTTCACGTCGCATTTTGAAACGTAGATGATCTCCCAAATACGCTTCTTCATATCCGCCATCGCCTGCCATGGCATCTAAGGCTGTTTCTTTTTTATCTGTCAATTATTATTCTCCGAGTTAATGACGTGGATGTCATGTATTTTACTTTAACATCTCTAATAGTTTATCGCAACTAAAATAATTTTTAGTTAAGATATCTACCTGTTTATTTAGGCTTGGTAGAAACTTTTCATAATTATCCATGTATTGTATGATTTTATAACAGATATCTTTTCTGTGAACTTGATACGATTCAAAAGACTCAGTCCATTCACTAGGATATTTAAAAGCGTCCAACGCCATTTCTTTGTAGCTTAATCTATCAGGCACCATAGGAATGGCATCTACCAGTGCACCTTCGTACCAACTGATGCCTAGAGTTTCCTGCAAGTTGGCACTGAACACCATCTTAGCTTCTCCTAGCATGTTATGATATTCGTTTTTAGTCAGCGGATATTCCTGGCAGACTTTGAAATCATATTGTGGTAGGTGTTGTCTTAGATCTTCAAAGATTGGTAGTTGTTTTTCTGGAGCCATTCGATGAGGAAATAATATTAGATCACGCTTGGGCATATTCTTATACATTAAAAGAGTGTCTGCCATATATTCCATAGGCCAACCAGTTCTTACTATGCCTGAATATTCACCATTAAGTGCTTCTTTGATCTGTTCTTCTATCCAAGGATTTTCAAACATTTCATCATTGATAAGATTACGCATAAACATCTCAATGTGAAAGTCTGTGGCAAAGTAATTATAATCTGCTGAAAAGAAGAAACTTTTTTCAGCATGACGAACCCAAGGGCGATTACCAATAAGACGACCCAAGAAATCTTGAGGATCATAACTGCCGGCATGCCATAATGCGTGAATGGTTACAGGTATCTGTAATAGCTCGCTCATATATTTTAAGTTTATAATACCAGGATGCCAAGCATCAGTAAAAATAAAATGATCCCTAGGCTTAACTGCTCCGGATGTAAATAGACGACTAAATTCTTCAACTTGGCGAGACTTATAGATATTAGTGCCACCAAAATTAAGAAAGGCGCCAGGAGTAGTGGCTTTAGGAATATCTTCAGGACCACTAATAACTTGAACATCATGTCCTCTCTTTCGTAGCAACGAAGGCAGGTGAGTCTTCCATTCACCTGTGTACCTTGTTTCTACTGCTTCTAGATCAACGAGAAAAATTTTGGCCATATGGTCTGCGGTTTTGTCCGCGATCTCCGTTGTTATCCCAGCGAGGCTTGTTGCCTTGATATGGCCTGCGTGGACGCTTACTTGTTAGGTAAGCCTGATAGTTTGCTGAATCTTTACGATAAAGATCAGCAGGATTAAAATCGCAGAGTTCAAATCTGCAATAATCGTGGTATGCTTCGAGATCATCCCACACTTTAACAACATCAGGACGATTTGCGAAATAAGAGTAGTCCTTGTAGTTACGAGCCATTTTAGCTTCTTCCTTTTAGTTTAGTACTTAATAAACGAACCATTTTCTCCGTCTTCGGAGACCTCAATCCAAACCTCACGGTCTGGATACTTTGCGTGAATCTGGGCATACAAATCGTCACTCATCATCTCACAACTCTTATAGTCTAGCGACAATACACCTTCGTTGCTAGAATACAATTTTTCCAACCATCGTTTGAATTGTATAAATTCCACATCTCTGTCATTGTGGGTAACACTAATCCATACCCTAAAATGAAAAATATGGCGATGGGGATTAGCCAAAAACGATACATCATACTCATCTCCTGTTGCTAGGTTAGGATCTGTTGCGGCTGCAGGATACTTGTGAATACCCTCCTTGCGGAAAGTCACCCAGATCATCTTATTAGGTCGAACATCTTGTTTAATAATCATTTGATTATCTCATCCTTACCATATTGATCCCAATCTGTGAAGCGGTCTCTTCCCAGAAGGTCCTGTAGGTTATGGCACCATACCCCAGGATTGGTTGCTGCAAAATCTTTGTCATCAATCTTTAATGTAGCATTATAGCCTAATTGATTAATGTAAGGTAATTTTACACTAATCTGCGGAATAAATCTACGTTTTTCAGTAAGTCCACTTTCCAAAAGACCTTCAGCTTCTTTGACATCAAAATCTAAGGTGCACCAAAGATCATATTTGGAATCGAGACAGACATAGATCATATTCTCCCAAGGACGCCAAGTTTCACTATCATTAACGCCTTTAGTTTTGAAACTTTGATTAGCACCAAAGTAAATATGTTTGATATGTTTTGATTCGTCTACATAAGACCTACTTTCCATAACTATTTCTAGAATAGTTTCAGGTTCATGAACCCCTACCACAAACAGAGTTTTCATTCCATATGCAGGAGTACGTTCAATTTCAACTCCTGTAAAAAATGTAATGGTGTCGGCGACACCGGATTTATAATCTCTTTTCATTACCAGGTACTTACGTCGGTGATATCAACGGTAGTATCGATGTCCTTATCGTCGTCGTTGAATAGGTTGAACTTAACAACAACGGTAGGACCGATTCCGCTGCTGTTATTTTCTTCGAGAGTGAACCACTCTACTTCTTTGAAGTGAGCAGCCATTTTAGATAACTTTTCAATTTGCGATCTATTTAGAGCAAATTGATTTGGTTTGTGTTTTTTATCTTTCGTCATCGTAGTCTACAGTTTCGTGATCGTGTTCCCATTGCAGTCTAGTAAGTCTAGCAATTTCGTCTTTAAATTGCAACTTTTTCTTCTTCAATTCAGACATTTTTTGATCATCAAAGTTACCATTTTTTTCTAATTCGGATACTTGAATATCTAATAAACGATGGGTTTCGACTAACATTTTTATACGATTTTTATACATATTAGACTTCCTCAAAAAATTTAGAAAACATTTGATTGGTATAGGTATACCGTTTTTTATGATCTCCGAAAATTTTAGTTTTCTTGTTATGACAATTAGCACATAAAATTTTTAGATTTTCTTTGGACGAATTTAGTTTGTCGCCGTCGTGATGATCTATGGTTAGACTTTCAGTGTTAGGATCTTTACAAAACCATCCTAGATAGCCGTGTTTGTTTTCGCAACCAATTGACTGCATCCATTCGTCAACTTCGAAACGCAGTGCAGTTCTGTGGGGTTCGCAAAATGTCTTCCATTTCCAAACAGGACTACCATCTAATTTGTTACTTCGTCGATGATATCCTACTTGATTACAACAATTTGGCAACGCACATTTAGGAGCGTGAATTTTAGCTGTTGATTGTGATCGCATTTATTCTACTTTCAATTTATCAAGTTCTTCGTCTTCTCTCTCATCCTCGTAGGCGGATTTGTCTTCCTCGCCCTCTTCGTAAAACAATGTATTAGCAATACTCTTAACCCCACCACGAAGTCTAGCACCTTCCACACCATTTAAAAATCCTAGTGTAGTTGCAGTTTCGATCATTTCAAATGCTGTTGCTTTATCAGTGCAGGCAAACAGTTCTTCGACAAAACTATCAAAATAAAGAATGTTTCTGGGAACCCAGTCGCTTATCTCATCACTAAAATCATGATCTTTTACTTTGGCTCGATAAGTTCTCCAAGGCATCCTCGGCTTATTTTTAAGTTCGATATCCATTAGCTGATTAGCTCTTTGTACCGCAACGATATGACAGTAAACATTATGACTCATCATCAACGCATAGGCAAATGAATCCCACGATGTCTTGCCTTCTTTACCGATCTTGTTTAGCATTCCCGGAGCATAGTGACAGATATCAGCGATCGTAAGTCTGCGACCGACTTCGGATTCGAAAGGAAAAGGTATATCGTGCCGTCCGGCAAGACCCTTATTGTCCGGGGCTTTATCCATGATAACACTCCATCGTTTAGTGGTGTGTTGGGCATTAGTATAAACCAATCCGTGAGCTGTTGCGATGAAAGGTGATGCACAGTCGAAGGAGATACTGAAATTTTCATTGACGTGTTTCCTAATCTGTCTTTGTAGTGAAGTTAGATAACAACTCCAATCTAACTGAGCAGTACCTAAAAAGTGCATCCAATCTTTGCCTTCTAACATACCGTCAAACTTCATAGTGATAAGACGTTTAAGAGTCACTGGCATCTTACACATATTGGCTCCGCCCATAGCCCAACCTTCTGCAGCCTTATCGCCGTACTTGGTTACATCTGAGAATTCTTTGACTCCTTGATACCAAGCTTCTGCATTCTCCCAGTTTGATCCTTGTAAAACATTCAAGAATTTAGTCCCACCATTAGCAGCGCCGATTCTATTGTCAATAAAATATTTGTTGTTAAACTGTGTTTTTTCAAGACAATCTTTAAATGTTTTTAGACCAGTTTTTTCTGTGTGATTTTTATCACAGGCCCAAGTAGGAACATCTAGCATCATCGACCAATCAGCAGTGACATCTAACCAAGTAAGAATCTTTTCACGAACTTTATTAGCAGCTGGACCTTCAAAATCTTTCCAATCAAACTTAATAACACCCTTACCGATCTGGTAACCGCCAGAGTCGCCTAGAATCATAGTGGAATTGCGATCTCTAGACTGTATCATTAATTCCTGTTCTAAACTTTTTTCAATATCTAATTGTGCATGTCCAGCTGAATACAAAGCGTATTTGTAATAAAAATAGCCTTGTTCTGGATTTAAAAAGTTCATTCCTTCGATGCCTCGATCGAATCCTTTAGGAATACGATCTTTGGGTATAAATTCTTCTTTACGTTGTTTGTCTACGTAGGTACTATAGAAAGAACTAATCGCAGGCAAATACACTGCGTAGTCTTTCTGTAATGGTGTTAAATCAACAGGTTGTTTATTCATAGTTTATATATTGTAATTGTAAAATTAGATTTAGTCAAGGAATTTTTTTCGTTCGTTTAGAATATTTAGGTTATCTTTTGGTTCGTTTACCAGTGTAGGAGAATCTAAGTTCAAATAGCTTGTTTGATTCAGTAATCCAATAGTTCCAGATATCCAAGTGTTAAAAGAAAGACTAATTCTATCCAAATCGTTTGTAGTTCTAATAACAGAATGTTCTAAGTAAGATGGAAAAATAATTAGAGTACCTTTTTTCACTTCTATTATATTACTGTGTGTGTTAAATTGATTGTAATTTTTTGGAAAAACTTTTAAGGTTGACCAAGCACAGGTTTGATTAGTATGAAATTCTATAGGTGCAGGATCATCAGTGAAATATAAAACCCCACTGGCAATACTGTTTACGTGATGGTGCTGATAATGATAAGCACCTTTTTTAGTTCTGTTTAACCAAGCTATTGTAGGAAATAATTCATTGTCTACACACATAACATTTGAAGCATAGTTATTGAGATGTGTTTGTATGAATGATTTAATTCTATATAGTTCGGGTGCTTGTAAAATATCAAATCTGTCAGATCCTACTAAGATGCCGTCTGTGTTTTCGTATTTAGAATAAAGATCTGTTCTATGTACGAATCTTAATTCTTGTGGTGTAAAACTATCAATCTCCGCTACATATAACGGAGATGGAAAGATTGGAATCACATCATATTTTTCCATTATGGTGCAGACATACTGAAATAGGGATCATTAGTAGATCCCATATATGCAGTAATATACTTAGATGCTTGTGTAAAAAAATTAATCATTAAGCTGCCTGTGCTGGAATGATGTATTTGTAAGTAGCCAAACCACTGTCGAGGATGATCTGGATAGCACCTTCGTTGCTTAAATTCATCTTGGTATTGTTGACATCAGCGATCTTAAGAATGCTCAAGATAGGCAACACTGGCCAAGTCCAACCTCGATCAAGTTTACCTACTACATTCTGTGCGAATACAAATTCACCACCGTGTGTTGAAGCATCGCCAAAGATGAACTTTAGGTTACTGTTATCTGTCTTAGCGAGAAATGTTGGATGTTCGTTGTTAGCACCTGCTTGGAAGTTAAAACGTTGCACTGCGGCCACACTTGGCTCGATTTCTACATCCCACTTAACACCACGGAACTTGACAGTCTTCATCTTTTCGTTGATGATTTCTTGATTCATAAAACGATAATCGTTTTTAAAGTCGCTGTCTTTGTTTTCGAAATGAATACCGACCGGGATAGTTTCTCCGTTGCGTTCTGCGAAAGTGACATTGATTTTCGCATCTTCTTTATATTCGGCACCGTCCAACAAAAATTTTAGTTTTTGTAATTGTGGCATACCAAATGTTCCTAGCATATCCGGGTAAGGATCAGCAGTCTCCCCTTCCATGATCACCGAACGGTCATCAGCCATAGAAAACACCTGTGTTTTGTCTTCTGTGCCTATAACTTTAACTGTGGTTAGAAAGCCTAGATTTTGTGTATGGCTTACGATGTCTTGTAAAATATCCTTCATTGAGAATTCTCCTTAATATTAAGATTATATTTAGATCTTGAATGAAAATCAACCACGAGATCATTCAAAATCAAATAATTTGTTGAATGTGTTGTCTGATCTTGTTGAACTGATGTCCCATTCCAAAACACCAATAAGATTTTCTAATTTCTCGTCAATGACTGTGGTTTCCATTTCAGCGTCGTCAAAGGGTAAATCTTTGAACCATTGCGGTAATCTTAACTCGTCTACCGGATAAGCCACTGAAGTATAAGCCATCGGATTGTCTTTGACCTTACAGACAATGACCTTGGCACCGTCGGTAATATTCATACTGTACTTGTCGTCCATCATTCTCTTCAATGTATTCCAGTTTAGACTAGCACGAACGTGACCTGGCATATTTGCCTTACCTGCTTTCTTTTCTTTGGCAGCATATTCTGTAATATTGTTAGCACGTTTAGGACTACCTTTCTCCCATCCCGGACGAGTTTTAAATTCTGTTCTAAAATCAGTAATATATTCTAGAACTTCTTCTTTGCTCTGGCCTGTGAGAACTCTTTCAAGTACATTGCTTAAGAAGTCTTGGATAACAACCGGGGTATCTGACCGCTTGAGGTCAAGCCCCATTGCTTTAATCTTGCCTGGTTTCCCGTCGACATCTGTGCGTTTTCCTTCCTTGTCGTAGTACAAGACTGCGTATCGTTTCTTTGTGATGAATAGTCCTTTGGAAGCAACAATCTCGCGACCTGCCTTGATGACCTCTCCTCGAGTTTTTGGGACGTGGAAAGCATCTTGCATGAATCTAATAAAGGTACCATTTACAGTTTCTCCTATAGTATCGTAAAGTTCAACAACTGATTCTCGTGACCAAGGAATTGATCCTTTCTCAATATCCTTCTTTAGCGTAGAATACGCAGAAAAGTAACAAGAGTCTGTGTCACCGTAGATAATAGCACGGCCTACGTGATCATAGTCTCCGGTTATGATTTCGTTTACTTTACTTGCCATATGTTTGGCAATTTGACGACCTGTAAGAGTTGTGGACTGTCCAATCCTATTATCAAAGAATCTGCAACCCGGATTAAGAATAGCACCATAAAGACTGTTAAGATTAATCTTTTTAACCAACTGACGCTTGTCCCAGTATTCTTCTTCAATTTTGTTGCCGGCTTGGATACATTCTTTGAGTTTGGTCTGCATTTCTTTACGTTCTTTATACCAACGTGCTAACAGCCCAGGAATGATACCTTCTTTCTCGTAGGTAAAGATAGTCCCATTGGCAGATAATATCCAAGGTTGGTTACTTTCGAATATTAAATCATAGATCTGTGCAGCACTTAAAATATCAGAGCCCCCACCCTCCCAATCTATGGTAATTTCTCTACCTACTTCTCTGTTTATTACAGCGGTATATTCTAGAGAACCAAAAATACCTTCCCAGGCCGAAGCAAAAGATTTGCCTTTAGACATTTCAGATTCTATATAAGCCTTTGTTCCGTCTTGACGCAACTGACCAACAATAGTCTCCGGACCCATATTCAATGCACGAATCGCCGACGGATACAGTGAGTTAATATCTAAAGAACCGATCCATTCGTGGATACCTTTTTTAGGATATGCTACATAAGCGCCTGCGGCTTGTGTGTCACCGCGATCGTCTTGTTTAGGACGATTAGGAACAATCATACCTCTACGATGTGCCTCATTGATAATAGCCTGTTCTGTAACAGCTACAGCACCCATAGTAGTTTGTAAAAGAACTGTGTTTTCGTGTGCAATTTTGTTAGCTAGATCTAAGAATTTAAGTTTCTTATCTAATTTATCTAACAGAGCACAATCTTGTCTGTTGTATTCAATAAATTTACGGAAGTCATTATTGTATAATTGATCAAGTGTACCTTCGTAAACTGTTTTATTTTCTCCAATTTCCATCTCGCCAATAGCATCTAGTCGATACGTGTGACGTTCTTCATAGGTATATTTTCTATACAGTTCGAGACTATCTAGATGAACTCTACCAACCAAGTCATAAGTGACTGCGGCTTTACCATATTTTTCATATTCACGTTTTTTAGGAAATTGATTCCACAGACAAAATCTACGTGTATCTTCTTTGCTTAAAACTTTAGTAACACGATTAACTGTATATGGAATATCGAAACCCTCAGAATTCCATCCACTTAATACATCGGCATCTTCTATCAAATCTAAGAATGTGTCTAACATATCTGCTTCGTTATCGAACAGCATAGTATTAGAAAACTCTTCTACAGATTTTTTAGCTTCTTCTAAAGACAATGTTTTTGGAGGGATAGCAAGACAGATTAGAGTATCCATCCATTGTAAATGGATAGCGATAGCAGTGATAGGCATAAATGCATCGTCTGGTGACGCATAGCCTCTCTCGGGATCAAAGTCTACTTCAATATCAAAGAACGCTACATTTAATTTAGGAGAATCTACGTTAAGATAGTGATCTTCTAAACATCTGTAGATAGGATTAATGTCGCTTTCGTAGAGCTTTTTGTTTGAATGAATAGCAAGTTCTTTACGAAGCTCTTTGATATTTTTACAACTAACACGGCTCAGCGGGTCGCCGTGAATAGATTCAAACTTGCCTTTAGGGTCTTTGTAATAAAAAAGATGTTTGGCAGGATAGTCTCTAAAATGCCTATTACCTTTGTTATCTCTTTCGACGACACGAATAATGTCGTCGTTACGATCATAGAATGCGTCAACGTAACTCATTTTTCTCCATATGCGATTTAGGGCTCGCAAATACCAAAAGTGCGGTTTATGGCCACGCCTACCATCTTTAACAAATTTATTTATAACATACGAATCAGACCAACTGTATCTATGGTTACCAATAATAGGTAGTTAGCCAACATGCCAAACGATTTCCTAGTATGAGCAGCCCAAGCATACATAGCACAGCCAGCGATCCAAATAGGGTAAAGAATGAGCAAAGGTGGATTGGGGACGGTGAGCGCCATAGTGATTGAACATCCAATCGATATAGCCCATGCGATAACCTCCACCAGAAAACGGAACGGGTTACTTTTCCAATCATCTTTTATCCATTCTAAAGTAGGAAGAAATAATTCGTTAATCATTTAATCTTTCTCAGGCAAACGCTTAGTTACACCTAAGATCATTTCGATCTCGTCCCACTCTTCTTCGTGATTCTTCCAATTATCTTTGTGTGCAATCTTGATTGCTTTATTGATAATACTAGGTTTAACCTGTAGTTCTTCTGCTACTGCTTTTACAGTCTCTTTTAGACCTTCGCTTAAATCTTCGATTTCACGAAGTACATTTCCGCCTTCGTTGATCAATCTTTCTAATTTTGCTTTTTCTTCAGGTCCATACATTTTTGCCATTTGTTTCTCCTAATAGTTTATTATACACAAAACAGATTCTAAAATCAACTCTTTAAATAAAAGTTTCCTGATACACTTATCCTATATTCGTCCGAAGAAAAAAACGGATAAACACAATGATTTAATCTAGAAGGGAACATCACCATTGTATTCTCATATGTTTGATCTAAATCAATAAGTTGACCTCCTATCTGACCTAGAATATTAGTGAATTGAAATTCAAATGATCCCGAACAATTACGTGTGCTCGCATAGCCGGGAGCTACTTTTGATTCACTGATTCGAGAATAAGGAATTTTAATCCATATTACAAAAGACATTACCCCCGAATGATTATGCATCGGATTAAATTCGTGTTTGTTTTGAAAATTTACCCATAAACTATCTAAGGTAAACGGTAAGTTAGAGGTCAATACTTCTACTGTTTTAAAATAATTATAATTGTTTTCGTATAGATCTATAAAAGGGAAAAGAAGTTTTTTTAAATATTCTTTAGACTTTGTTAAATTATATTCTTTTCTAATATTACCGACTAATTGAGAATTAGCAGGTACTGCTTTAGAAAAGTCTTTACTGATTTCGTCTATTTCTGAAATTACAGGTTTCAATTCCTGATCTGTAAATTTATGCTGTAAGTATCCAAAATTATAAAAAGGTTGAAATGTAGGCATGATCCTTTATATAGTCAACAAAAAAGCCAGTCGTTTTAAAACTGGCTTTTTTAATTACAATTTTTAATTTAATTATTTTCTGCCAGTACGTCGTATATTTCAAATCTACCGCCCATACGCTCGTAGACTAGGCCTGCATATACTTCTGCTTTAGTTGCTTCGGTAAATTTTTTCTGAGCTACTCGTGTTGCCCAGTCGAACAAGGCTTTATCTAATGGATCTATGGCCTGTTGTCCGCCGCTTTCGATAACGAACTTCATCATTTCTCGGAAGTTAGTAGGTGTTTCGACTGATTCAGCAACAACTTTCTTAGAAGTCTTTACAGACTCATTTTTCTTGCCAAAATATTTTTCTTGTGAAGCACTCATACCTTTTTTGCCGCTGTCTTTCTTATCGCCACCTTTGTCAGCAGCAGCTTTTTTCATTGGTTCTTTCTTGTTACCGTCTTTGTCTAAGTCTAAGAAGTCTGGCTTTGAACCTTCATCCATCTTCTTATCTTTTTTAGCCATCTTGTCTTTTTTGGCTTCTACCATAGAATCAAATTTCTTTTGAAACTTGTCTTTGTCTAATTCAGCAGCTTCCATCTTGTGACGTGTTACTGAACCTTTACCGTGTTTCTTTTCGTAATCTTTCGAAGCTTTATCTTGTTCTTTATCTTTAGCTTTCTGTTCGCGTCTTTCAGCGCCAGTCATTCCTGATTTTTCTTTTTTCTTTGGCTCTTCTTGATGATCGCTGCCATCATAGTCTGCGCCATATTTGCCCTTGTGAACATATTTTCCGTCTTTGGATTCATATTCATTTAATGCTTCGTCATCATTCTCAGCTGATTCTTCTTTCTTTTTGGCAATTTTAGTAGCAGTGGCATGCATAACTTCTTCACCGCGTTTGCCATATCTTTTTTCAAATCCTTCTTTGTCTTTTTTCATAGACTTTACTACTTCTTCTTTCTTTTCTTTTTCTGCTTTAGACAATTTCTTTTCAGCAATTAAAGATTCAGTAAGAGGAGTAATACCTGCCAGAACTCTAAATTCTGTATCCTCGTCTAGTCTAAGAACTTCTTTTGGTTGTGTCAAAGGCTTTGATTCTGCCTGTACATCTAGCGAGTTGATTTTAGAAATAAGTGATTTGAAATCCATTTCAGTTTCCTTGTTTTTTGTTTAACCATTGCTCTGTTAGGCTATCTTTAACTTTAGCCTGAACAGCTTCTTCGAATTCTCTAGGACCTATATTGATAGCTTCGCCAGTCATTTTTTCGTATTCTAAGTAATGATATACATTACCTATATAATCTGCAGCGAGGCTAATCTTTTCTTGTACCCAACCATCTAGTTGTTCGTTTTCTTCGATCATTCTAAACAGTTTAGCAGAATACTTGGCTAATCTTAGTAAATCAGATTTAGCCATTCTAGCTTCGTGATCGTCAAAATGCGGTTTTTCGAGGTCCATATTATATTTATCTCTGTATGAAATTACCTTCACCGAACAAACTAGCCTCGACATCTAGAGCATTTTTAGCTGTACCGTCTTTGTTTTTCGGCTGGATTACTTTGGGCTGCGGCGGAGATTTAGTACCACTTTTTCCCGGCGATCCTGTATAACTTTTTTTACCTCTAGCTGCACCTGGGCTAATATGCGGGTTTGGCACCGCAGCGATAGCACCTGCACTAGTAGCACCAGCAGTCGCGGCTTCGAAGATTTCTTTTATTTTCATAGTATTATTTACTGCGTCCACTTTTCATATTAGCGCACCAGTGATACATCTTGGCCTTTTCACCAGAAGAATTTTTTGCACGTTTTCTTAAATCAGTTACAGAACCGTTACAGCTAGCACCTGCTCTTTTAACTCTACCTGGACGGCTTTTTCCTTTGCGTTTACCGTCAGCGAAGTTTTCTCCAACTCCGCCTCCATCGACCCCGCCATCTCCACTGTAACCTATGGCATAACCATATCCACCGTACGGACCTGGACCGTAAGCAGCCCATCTATGTTTACGTTTACGTTTCTTTTCAGAAACTACTTCTTCACGCATATATTCAGATGCGGTGCCTTCTGGACTTACATGCCAAGCATAGAAACGTGTGCGAGGATGATCTTTTTTTAGTTCTATAAATGTATGTAGATTAGGTTTAGCATCGTCATACATGATGGCTTTTGAATAATTGTCTTTGTCTAAGAGGTTTTTAATTATAGCTTTCTTACGTTCTTCTGTGGTGCCTTGTTTGCTGTTACCTGCACGATAGACATGTACCTTGTCAATATCTACACCATACTTACGGAACGTATCTAAAAATAATTTTTTGTCATCAAAGTCTGCACGGGCAGTGACCATGACAACTTTATTGCCTGTGGCAATGTCCTGCTTGAGTTGACGCATCATTGGAATGATAGGTTTTGATTTTTCAAAGAACTCACGGGCGTTGCGGAAGTCTTCGAAGTCAAAACTTTCACCAGGCTGTAGTTTATAGTGAGTAAAGTCGTGACTGTTAAGACTGTTGACTACTTGGCCATCTTTGATAACATGGACTTTAGTCTGGGTGTTGACCAGTGTATCGTCTATGTCAAAGACTACTAGCTTCTTTGGTTCAAACTCGCTGGCTCTCATCAGTGTTATCCATAAGGATTTTGAGGCTTGTCTTCTTCCTCTGTGTTGTCTGGTACGATTAAGTATTGATTGGGATTAGGAGACATAGGTTTGTCCTTGTCCTCATCTAATCTTTTCTGAGTCCTATCTATATAATCTTTGAGAGTCTTGTACATATCATACAGAAAAACTTGATCCACATCCGCATGTGGTTTGTGCATTAGGATTTTTTATAGTAAACTGACTACCGTTCAAGTCTTCAGTGTAATCAATCTTTGCTCCAGCTAGATACTGCATACTCATCGCGTCTACCACTACCTTCCATTTTTCATTTAATGGTATTTCGAAATCATCTTCGTTCTGTTCTTCATCAAATGTAAAACCATATTGGAATCCCGAGCATCCTCCACCTTGTACAAATGTACGCAGCATCAATCCAGGATTGTTTTCTTCGTTCAATAAATCTACTACTTTTGCTTTCGCTGATTCTGTTATCTCAACCATTTTTTATCTCCTACGGGTCTTTCTCCAGTTAGATAAGGTAAACTGAACCATAACTGGAACCACTCAGGTGTTCCTGGTTTGATATTGTGTTTCTTCATAAGCTCACCTTTCTCGTTGCCAGTGATACTTATGTTGCTACCACCATAGGGCTGGTAGCCTTTGAATTCTGTTATACCAGCAAGACGTTTTAGATCATTTAGTTCTGACATTTTTAGCTGAACCTTTGCGTTCTGGATTAGGA